CCTCAGCGCTGGGTCAACCACCTTGGCGATGGCCGTCCTGATTGCCGGTGTGGGTGCCCAAATGACCATCTGGAAAAGCCGCTCCTGCTCCCCTACCACCTTGACCGCCGTGCCTGTGCCGGCCACCAGATTGACCGCTGAATCCTGCCAGGCTACGGCGTGCCTGGTCGTATTCCTCTCTTCGGGCCGGGGGTAGATCGAAACGTGCGCATTGCCGGCTTTGATGTCATCGTCCAGCACGTTCGGCACCGGCCAGCCGGGATAAATCTTAACCGGGGCGCCGACCGCCGAAGCGTAACACGCTCCATTAGGGTAGATGGCCTCGGCAATAAGGCTGGTCAGCGTATTCATGACGTCATCAAGGTCAGCCATCACGGCACCTGCATGCTTGAGGTTAAGCGCCACCCGAGGTCCGTCAATTCGGGGGAGCTGATGACATATCGGCGGCCCAGATCATCCTGGATGATGTCGGCGTTGCGCAGGATCGTGCCGGCAGACTCCGGGAGCAGGATAATCCACCAGGGCGTTCTTTCATCCCCGGGGAGTTGCGCGGGGTTCTTCTCTCCCTTGGTACCCTGAAGGATCGAGCATGGCCAGCCGGTCATGATTGCTACTTCCGAGGCGCCGGTATCGCCTGCATATCCTATGACCCCCACTCCGTTCTCTTGCGATACCCTGAACATACTGGCGACTCGGTTACAGCTCACAGCCAGGATCGGCAAGAGCGATTGCTGCGCGGCGATGAACCAGGTACCGTCTTCGGTCACCAGGTAATCGCCGGGGGTTGTCAGGGAGCCGTCATGCAAGGAAGTCCAAACCGGATGCGCGTAGGCGTTGAACTTCGTGAATCCCATGTTCGTCGTGAAGGCAACCAGCAAAGACGCCAGCGGTGCGCCCATCGTGAAGAACGGGCCGGAAGGCCTGTATTGCGCGGCGACCTTACCGATCCGGAGCGCAGCCTTCGCGTAACCGTCGTAAACCTTCTGCTGGAGAGCCGCTTGATTCATGTCACACCACGAAGGTTATGCCGGTTTTGAAGCCGGGGCCCGAGGGAATGCCGAAGAAATCGCAGAGCTTCCGGCGCCACAGACCGTATAGCTGTGACCGGTCCCCGATTTCGTTTTTGTTGTGCTTCCAAACCGCCGCCTGGTCGGTATCGAGGTTGGCGGATGATCCAAGGAGCGCCAGCTCCAGCGTGTTGCAATTGGTTATGTAGCTGCGGATAGCTGTTTCTTCTTCCGGTTGCGCGTGCTGCATGCGGAATTCAAGGGTCTGATAATGCTGGTAGAATCGATACCCGAAATCCTGCGTCGGCTGATCCCCAAACATCGGGTACCCGCAGTGTCGCCTGACATCGACTTTTTCAGCATCAGTGAAGGCCATTAAATTACCCCGCGCTCCCGGAGGATTTCGATGTGGTCAGCGTCTTCGACTTTGCCGATTTCCCAGGACATGAATATTCCATCATCATCGTAGAAAGCATAGGGACGGTCCAGCCAGATGGACGGCGGCGCTTCCGCCGTCAGCTGGGCGATTTGGGCGGTAAGCTCGTCAATTTGTGTCTGGAGTTCTGATGCTTCGGCTTCAGCGGCCTCTTTGGCTGCAAGGGCTGCGGCTGCATCGGTGCCGACATCCTTCCCGATCTCTGCAGTTAATTGGTCGATTTGCTTTTTCAGGGAATCGATTTCGGCTTGGGCGGCCACCCTGGCAGCCACATCGATTACAGGGTTCTCGGCACCCTCCATGCCCGCCGTCAGCTGTTCGATCTGTCCTTTCAGCGTCTCCACTTCGGCTTCAGCGGCCTCTTTGGCTGCAAGGGCTGCGGCTGCATCGGTGCCGACGGCTGTGAGCCGGGCGATTTCGGCTTTCAAGGCGTCCTCGGCCTTCTTCATGTCCGCGACTTGTTTTTTCAGTTCTGCATAGGTTTTGGGTGCCATGATTCCCTCTTTGCGGGAGAGGCCGAAACCTCTCCCGCGATTGGCAGCTTAGGCCGTTTCGTGGACCACGGCGCGCTTGAAGTAGGAGTTGCCGGCGGTCGGGATGATGTCGGTTTTGGCCGTGATGTCGGTCGGGACAGCAAAACCGCCGATCCAGTACCAGGACTGTGCGATGATCTGCGCCAGACGGTCAAGCGGTTCGCGGGTCACCATGGCGATGCCGTCAACCACTTCAACCAGGGCCTTCTCACCGTAGTTGTCGCTGTAGCCGGTGGACTGGAAGTCGCCCTCAACGAGTGCACCCTGCCCGCAGACGATCGCGCGGTTGATCTTGGTACCGCTGAGGGTCTGCTGCGGGGCTTCCGTGGTCGGCTTGAACTTGAGGCCCAGGAGATCTTCCAGAACGGCGCGCTTCTGCACGTCGTCGTTCGGGTTGCCGCGATAGAGGTACTGGAACTGCTGGTCCTTGAAGAGGGCAAGCAAGTGGGAGTTGGACAGGTAGCAGTTGAAGACGCCCTGCCCCGTGGCGATCTCTTCCCCGATACCCGGCACGCCGTTGTCGCGCAGGTAGCCGACGGAGTTGAGCAGATCCTGGTAAGCCAGCAGGTCGGTACCGGTGACCAGGTCGGCGGTGGTGGCCTTGTTGTTGGGGCGTACCACGAGGGGGGCAACAGCGGAGACCACGGGGGAGTTCAGGCCGGCATCCGCTACAAGCACGTTGCCGTCGAAGGTGAGCGTGCCGGAGATCCCGCCGTAAGCCGTGGAGATATTGCTTACGTCGGCTGCGGCGCCCTGGAGGTTGTAGGCGTTGCCGTTGATGTTGCAGACCATTTTATGCGTACTGGAGACGGGCACCTGCACGCCGTTGGAGATGACGGTCTGAAAACCGCGGATGTCGTCCACGTAGATCGTGGCGGCCGGGGCGACCAGGGCGGTGGTGACGCGGGTATTGCCGCCGAGATAGGCGTTGTAGAGGGCCATTCTCGCCATGCGCTCCACGGACTGCATGCCCTGGATGCCGTTCACACGGGCATTACGCAGGAACTGCTTGGCGATGCCGACGTTCTGGGTCACCATGTTGAGGTCCTGGGTGTCGCAGAGCATCCCGATGGTGAGCTGGTACTGCTCCACGGACCACCCGGAAGCGGTCATGCCATTGTCCAGGTTGGTGTTGGCGGTCGGGTCGGCGTAGGTGGAGACCGGGGCCTTGAGGCCGGCGCGGGTTTTGGTGATGGTCTCGCCGATTTTGTTGAGGAAGGGTTCGCGGTCTGCGATCTCGCGGAAAACCAGAGTGGACCTGAGCCCCTCTTCGAATTCGCGGGCAAGGAAACCCTGCTGGATGATGGGCTGGAGTGCAGCCGGGAAATTACTGATACCCATGGTGTGGCTCCTTTCAAGTGGTCAAAAACCTGTTTAACCCTTGAGCGCCCGGCTCCACTGGGTGTCAGCTCCCGGCTGACGGTTGATTGTGAGAATATCGACTATTTTGCTCCGCTCAAAAGAGCGTCTTTTTCCTTTTGATACTCTTCTTTGGTGAGCTTGCGGGCATCAACCGGTGCAGGGTCTCCCGGCTTCGGCGCGGGCTTCGTGCCGGTAGTGGTGGTTACCTTTTCACCGAAGAGATACGGCTTCGCCTCCCTCGCCGCCTTGAAAACTTCCTCCACGCCCTCAAAGGTCCCGTCTTCTTTTTGCGTGATTTTGGAGAGGTCAAGGAGCTTGAGACCATCGAGGTCCACCAGTCCCTCGCGGAGCGCCAGAGCTTCAAGCCGTGCCGCCTTAACCTGCTCCTTGGCCGCCGTGCTGGACTCGGCAAGCTTGGTGACTATTTCCGCGTCTTTGGCCTCCAGGGCCGTCTTGCTCTCGGACTTCACCTTTTCAAGCTCAGCGGTCAGCGGCTTCAGCTGATCGACTTCCGCGAGCAACTTGGAATTCTCGCCTTCCAGTTCGTGACGCTTCAAGCGCCCTTTGGCTGCCTCATCCCGGACCTTCTTCAACTCTTCCCTGAGTGCTTCTTCTTGTGCGTCGTCAAGTGCCACCAGGGCACCTCCTTTATGCGCTCCAGGCGCGGGTATTTACTGCTCGTAACAGAGATTGATTGCGGTCGCTCCGGTATAGCGGGTGAAAACCACCTTTTTCCGATTCGATGCCGACGGCAGGTTGTATTCGCCGGCACTCGGCATGAACCCGCTTTCGGTGTCGAAGGATCGCTTCATCTTCACAGCGGTACCGGTGCCGTCGTCGGCAGACCAGTTCAGGTACATGGCGGTGAGCGGGAAGGAGGCCGACGTCGCGCGCCCCTTGATGACGGTCACGCAAGTGGTCTTGCTCGGGACACCGCTCAGCAGTCGCGTGCCGTCGGAGGATTTGGGCGACGGGCCGAAGCCAAAGGCCACGGTAGCGAGGATGATCAGCAACAGACAGGCAAAACAGGAAATCAGGGTTTTCATAACGACTCCTTTACTCGGTAGTGGGGATTTTCGGCGGTTGTGCAGCTGCAAGAGCGGCCGCCTGGGTCAGCGCATCGGCCGCGGCCTCATCTTTCTGTTTTTTGATCGCTTTAGCCTCTTCGTCCAGGTCCTCGATGTCGTAATCCGGCGCGATGTTGCGCGTGGCCGTCGGTTTACTGATCAGATCGGCACCCACCAGTACTTCCAGCGCCTGAGCCTTGGTCAGCATGTCCTGCGAGGTCGGCGGGTACCAGGCGGGCCACTCCAGCACGACGGTGGCCGTCTTATCGAGGGCGTTGTACTTCTTGCTGTTGACGGTAATCTCCATCTTGTGCGAGGCCATCACGACCATCTGCAGGAGCTTCACCAGACCCTGCTCAGCGTAGGTGATGCGCAGCTTGTCGGAGAGACCGATCAGCGCCGCGTTCATCATTTCCATGGCGCGGCCGGACTGCGCTACGCTGATCTTTTCCGCATTCGAT